GAGAGAAATTAAACTTTGGTCTACATTAAAAAAAGAATTTGATGATGGGTCGTTTGATACAAAAGATGTTAACAGACACCAATTAGATTCTTATCATTTAATAATGAAAAACAAAGCAGAGACACTAACATCAGGGTCTAGTCAACCAGAGGTGTTTAATGTGTTAGGTCAATTAAAAAGTATAGAAAGAGTTAAAAAATCAGGAGAAATGATTTACAATAAGAAAGAACAACTAACAAGTGACCTGGGCGCAAAAGAAAAATAAACAACTATTTTTTTTAATAGCAATGCCAAGATCAGGGAATACCCTGTTTGCATCTATTATGAATCAAAATTCAAAAATAGCATGCACGGCTAATTCTATTACATTAGAAATAATGAAAGATTTATTTTTATTAAAAGAAACTGATGTGTTTCAAAACTATCCAGATCATAAATCTTTAGATAATGTATTAGATTCAGTATTTGATATTTATTATAAAGACTGGCCACAAGATATAATTATAGATCGTGGACCCGTGATGACACCTGGTAATTTAAAATTAATGCAAAAACATTTTAAAAAACCTTTTAAATGCATTATATTATTAAGAGATTTAATGGATGTTCTAGCTAGTCTTATGAAATGGTATACAGAAAACCCCAGTTCATTTATTAATAAATTTGGTTATAAAACAGACGAAGAAAAATTAAGTGCAGTAATGATTAAAACGGGAGTTGTTGCAAAAGAACTAGAAGCTATAAAAAATTCTTATAACTACCCTGAAATGTGTCTTTATATAAAATATAATGATTTAGTTACACAACCAGAAAAAGAAATACGTAGAGTATATGAATTTATGAACTTGCCTTATTTTAACCACAAATTCAAAGACTTGAAACAAATAAATATAAATGGTATTGGTTATGATGACACTATTGTAGGAAAGAATATGCACACAATTAAAACAGAAGTAAAAAAAGAGTACAATCCTTATATAAATAAAATACCAGAAAGAATTAGAAAAAAATATGAACACATTAGATTTTAAATTTGTATTTTTAGGTCAATCTGTTTTAAGGTATCAAGTACCTTTAGAAATATTTCATACAATTAATGGAATATATGAAAACAAATATCCTCAACTAAAACCCGCAAATAAACAACTTGTTGGTAAAATAGAAAAAGAACATAGTTTATTTTACAATGGTGAAAATAGTGAAAGAATGATTAGACATAATCATTTACCAAAAAATGTATTAGTGTGGTTTGAATCTATGTTTAGACATTATTTAGATTGGAATAAAGTAAAAGAATACAACTTACATTTTAATTCTGTTTGGGTTAATCAAATGTTTGAAAATGAGTATAATCCAGTGCATGTGCACCAAGGAACATTAGATACAGGTTTATCTAGTGTTATGATTTTAAAATTACCTGAAAGTTTTGGTGTAGAATATTCTGCAAGTGATCAACCACAAAATGGTAGACTACAAATATTAGGATCAGCCTCTGGTCAGTTTTCAAATATAGATTATCAACCAGAGCTTAGAGAACGAGACTTTTATGTTTTTCCATATGATATGAGACACTGTGTATATCCTTTTAATGGACCTGGATGGAGAAGAACTCTTGCGGCAAACATGGATGTTGATTATGACCCAATTAAAAATAGAGGAGTAAGTTAATGTACGAAAATCAAATTATAAAAGAACCTAAATGGAAAAGTTGGATTATACAAACAACGACACCATTGTTCACACCAGATCAATGTAGACAAATTATTGAATGTGGTAGAAGTCGACCACCACAACAAGCACAGGTTGGTATGAATAAACCTGGTGGCGGCACAGATACAAAGAAAAGAGTTACAACAATATCTTGGATACCTTTTAAAGAAATGGAACACATGTATCGTGATTTAGATAAATTTATACAAGCAGCTAACGAAAATCATTTTGGTTTTGGAGATGTTAGAGTTACAGAAAATGCACAGTTTACAGAATATCCTGTTGGAGGTTTTTATGATTGGCATATGGACTGTGATACAAATATGGCTCACGAACCACCTGTTAGAAAAATATCTATGACATTATTGTTAAATGACCCATCAGAGTTTGAGGGCGGACATTTAGAAATAGGAGCTCCAGGTAAATTTGGAGAACTTAAACAAGGACATGCTATTGCTTTTGCATCTTTTATAAATCATAGAGTACAGCCAGTAACAAAAGGTGTAAGACAATCTCTTGTCGTTTGGTTTGGAGGCAAACCTTTTAGATGATTAAAGAACAATTTTTTCCAACAACCATATATGGTAAAGACGTTAAATTAGATAATCAATTATTTGCTAATGAAATAATTGAATGGTCTAAAAGAGACCCCGGTGTTAAAAAAACAAATCGTAATGGCTGGCATTCTACAACAGAAATGCATAAAATTCCTGTGTATCAACCTTTAGTAAATGAATTGTTTGTAATGATAAATGATATATGGAAAGAAGAGTGGTTAGATAGAGAACCCGTGTTAGGTAATATGTGGGCCAATATAAATCCACCAGGCGGGTCTAATGCTCCACACATACATCCCAATAGTTTATTTAGTGGTGTGTATTATATAAAAGCACCTAAGAATTCTGGCAAATTAGCTTGTAATGATCCTAGACCAGGAGTGCAATTAAATATGCCTATGAGAAAAAAAGGTCAACCACCAAAACATTTATGGAGAGAGTGTCACTTAGAACCTGTTGAAGGTAGAATTATAATGTTTCCGTTTTATCTTTGGCATAGTGTTGAACCTAATCAATCAAATGATGTAAGAATATCAGTAAGTTTTAATTTTATACAACATGGCTTTCAATAAATATCAAGTAATTAAAGGTGCGGTATCATACGAATTGGCAAACTTCGTATTTAATTATTTTTTACTTAAACGTGATGCAGCTAAGTTCATGTATGATAATAATATTATAGCTGATATAGGTATGTTTGGAACATGGACTGACGAACAAATACCTAATACTTATTCACATTATGCAGATCCTGTTATGGAGACATTGTTAGTTAAAATGTTACCTGTCATGGCTAAAGAAACAGGACTACAACTAATACCTACATACTCATACTCTAGAATATATAAAAAAGGAGATGAATTAAAAAGACATAAAGATAGACCTTCTTGTGAAATATCTACAACATTAAACCTAGGCGGAGATCCCTGGCCAATATTTATCGACGGTACGGGGGCTGACAGCGTCATAGACGAGCGTAAAAACATACATAAGCCAGGTGCACCTAAAGGAACTAAAGTCTTGCTTGAAGTAGGAGATATGCTAGTATATAGTGGTTGTGAACTCGAACATTGGCGAGAGCCTTTTGACGGGAACATTTGCGGCCAAGTATTTCTACATTATAATCATGTAAATGGCCCATTTGCTGAAAAAAACAAATTTGATGGCAGACCCATGCTAGGTCTACCAGCATTTGTAAAATAGTATTATAATGGAGTCGTATGCTACAAAAAATAGGTTTTCAGCCTGGAATCAATAAACAGATAACACCCACAGGAGCAGAGGGTCAATGGATCGATTGTGATAATGTTCGATTTAGATATGGTATACCAGAAAAAATAGGTGGTTGGAAACAACTTGGAGAAAATAAATTAACCGGTGCAGGTAGAGGTCTTCATCATTTTGTAAATAGTAAAGCTAGAAAGTATGCAATTATTGGCACAAACAGAATTTTATATGCATATTCAGGGGGTGTGTTCTATGACATACATCCAATTAAATCTACAACAACGCTTACAAGTGCGTTCAGCACAACTAACGGATCAGCTGTTGTTACAATAACTTTTAGTGGTCCTCATAATATAAGTGAAAATGATATAATTTTATTAGATAATTTTAGTGCCATAACCAATTCTAATTTTAGTGCATCTGATTTTGATGATAAAAAATTTATGGTAACAAGTGTTCCATCATCAACAACACTTACAATTACAATGCCATCAAATGAAAGTGGATCGGGTGCAACAACGTCTGGTGGCATTAGAGTTCAACATTATTATCCTGTAGGACCAGCTGTACAAGCAAAAGGTTTTGGGTGGTCTCTTGGAACTTGGGGTGGTGAAGCTATAGGAGAACCTACAACAACATTGACAAATGGTATTAACGATACTGTAACTACAGGAATTATATTA